CCGCTGTGGTAACCGCATATTTCATTTGATAAAGCACTCCTGCCGCACCTCCCCCCAGGTTTGCGGTTAGCTGCGGACCAGGAGCGCTATTACCAGCAATAGTAATTGCGGTGCTCCCGATAATGGAAGGGAGCGCTGCCAAAGTCCAGGAAGATACGGAGTCCCCCGTGTCAGCTAACCACTGCGTTATATCCAGGGTGAAGTCCAGCGTATCGCCTGGGTCTTTCTGCGGGAAAGAAAGCGTAGTGCCTTCCGGGATTACTAAAGGTAAAAAAACCGTTCTGGAAAAGCTAATGCTTTGCGACATGAAAACCATCCAGTATAATATGAGATGCGGACCTTCTTAATCCGCAGATAGAACTGTCTCCAATAAAGGAGAGCCTTATGCCAATGCGCCTCATGAGCTACCGCGCGGGTAAGGCCGGCGTCTGGTAGCTGAGTCCCGGCCGGAAACAAACACCGCGCCGGGACCGCTTGGTTTTAATCCTCGGGAACAATAGGTTCGGGATAACATCTACAATTATAGATACATCCAGCATGGTAACGCTTGCCTGGCTCAACTTCAGGCGGATCGCCCCATGCGCAAACCCGTCCTTCCATATGCTCATGGGATTCGCGTACCCGGCGATCCCGGACCGTGCGCCATATGTAATGAGTCGAGCCGACCGATTCCGCGCGGACCTGGGTAAGATTGGATGCGGTCCTGGCAACCTCGGTGCGCGCTATTAGCTCAGCGCGGGATTTGGTGACCTCACCGGTCTCCAGGATTTTAGAGGCAATTTCGCTTGGCCGGATAGAGGTACTAAGCGCCTCCTGGGTCAGCTCGTGCACCCGCCTGGCTGCATCCAGGGGCAGGCTGGTAATCAGCTCCACCTGACGCTCCAATGCGGCCGATAGCTCCCGGCCGGTCTCCTGGGTGGCGAGCTCGCTGCGAATGGCCTGGCCCATCTGCCTGGCATATTGCTCCCAGGCCTTGGTGTCCCGTCTGCTGATCTCCATAAGCATGCGCTGGGCGGTCGACCTTGCCCAGGGCTTCAGGATGCGCGCATACGCTTCCAAGAGGTCTTGCAACGCTGAATTATTAGCCTGGTCAGGATGATCAAAGCCATTAACAAGCTGCCCTATATGGTGCGCGACCTTGCGCAGATTGCGCGCATAAGCGGTGGATGCGTTGCGGACCCGCTCGAAAGCTAGGCGCCGCTGCGGGCTATCTCTGCGGACGACCATCTAAAACCTAGCATAAAGACCCCCCAGCTTGTTTAAGGCTGGGGGGCAAGTTTAGGGAGGAAACGTCCAAGAAGCTGCGGCCTCACCGGATGTCCCCAGCAGCAGCTAGCCGGGGTCGGGATCGCATAGCTGCATATACGCAGCTCAATTTACCATCTGTTTTTGTGGTTCGGTAGGCTTACCAGGGGTTGCACCTGGCGCGCCCTGGACCTGCTGCATTCCGGCCGATAGGGCTTCAGCGCCGGGGGGCTCCGGTGGGTCGCCATCGGCAACTTCGATATCCTCATCAGTCACATTGGTGAAGATGCCGGTGCCGGTGGATTGCTGGCGCAGCTCCTTCAATGCGGTCTTCTGGTTGATGATGCCTTCCTGGAAGACTTTGACAACTGAGTCGACCACCGAGCCAGCATTGGTCGCTTTTTCGGTCTCGGTCTGCTGCCAAAGACTGCGAAAGCTGTAGCCAAAATTCTCCGGCAGCGGGCCACCGCGCAATGAGTAGCTCGCGATATTATAGACCTTGGTCAGACCAGGGCGCAGCCGGCTATTCTGTTCTGCCTTGACCATATCATTATAGTTGCGGATATCCCCATCGCCGGTCGCATTAAGCCCCGCAGGCGCTTGCCCAAACAGCCGAGTAAGGGGGATGCCAGCTCCGCCCGATAGCTGCTGAGCAAATTGGATGAGCATATCCGACAGCCCGCTGAATGCGTATTGATGGGTCTCAAATTTGTCTTCTCCATCAATGAGGGTCATGCCTTCATTGGTCTGGGTAAAACGCATCATCTGGATTTGCGCCAGGAAAGCCGCATACATCGGACCGCCCGATGCAATCAGCTCCCGCAAGCCAGGTACCGAATAAGTCCGCAAATGAGCTTTGTAGACGAGCTGCGCTGCACCGGTGGTCGAGCTGTCAAAGGCGACCAAGCGGTCGAATAGCGGTTCCAGGACCGAGCAGCCCCATAGATTTTCCTGCAAAGCCTGCCAATATGGCAGCTCCATCCCTTCAAAGCGGATAAAGCGGGAGTAATGGATGCGCATACGGGGAAGCCCGATGCCGTCCGCAATGACATCATAATACATGGGCTTGCCCTGGTCGGGACCTGCTGCTTGCACCACCTGATTGAGAATCGGCCAAACCATCCAGCGATCCAGCGCGACCAGCCCTTGGAATTGATCCTTGCCGATGGTCTCGATGCGCAGGGGGGTATCCGGGCGCTGGCCCTTGATGTCAATGTAGCAGCCAGCCCCACCGTAGAGCCTGGCCCATTTAAGGGCCTTGTTTAACTTGCCCCAAATGCCGAGGTCCTGGAAAAAGGTGTCCAGCTCATCGGTCTCATCCGGCGGCAAGTCGGTGTTATAGATAACCCCTTCGCGCGTCATGTCGTCAGGGACGCAATCAATGATACGCTTGACCAGCCAGGAGCCGCGATACATCCACTCAAGCTGAGTATGATTACGGGATATGGGATTAAACCCATACATGCTACCGCTGGACTGATTGGCGGTCCCCAGGCCGACACTGGAGATAAAGTTTTGAAAAGAGTCGCCGGTCAGGAAAGCTTTACCCTCGGGTGCTGGTTGCGGGGTCGCTGCCAAGCGATGGGCCATATTACCGGCCGGCACCCGAATACGGGGCTTTTCCTGCAATTTGGCTTGGTTGAGAGGGGCACGAGCGACCATTATTTTCCTGCATTATGTAGTAGAAAACGCCTGCCTTTATCCGACTAAAGGCGTTATATGCTTATGCAAACGCAATTAAGGAGTTTATTATGCCCAGCCGCCGCCAGCTTATCATTCATGCCGCTTTAATCGAAGCTATTTCAGAAGCAGGATCTTGCTGGGATAGCATTAAGGACGCTGTCAGCAGCTATGTGAAAATTAAGAATTGGATGGAGGTCCGCAGCATTATCCAGCTTATGCTTGATGCAGGCCAAATCCGGCGCAGCCAATGCGTTTTTGATGAGATTTATTGCTTGGTCAAGTAAGCGCGCTTTCCAGCTCAAAGCTGCCCCGGTCAATGTGGGGCAGCTTTTTATTTGTCCAGCGTCGGACCGCGCAGCGCATCGTAACTGTCGCTAAGGGTCTTGTATAACCAATCCCATACCCAAGGAGCACCCAAATGGCTGAACGTCGCAAATTTGATCCCAAGGTCCTGCTATGGACCATCGAGCCGGTCACCATCAGCGCAAAGGGGGAGACCGCCATGCGGGCCAGCCTGGAGCAGCGCATGATTGATACCAAGTCTCCCGAGCTGCCGTGGGAAAATCTAAAGCGCCATGACGGCTGCCTGATTGTGGCCTGGCGGGTGGTTCGCGGTTGCGAATCGGTACCGCCATTCCTCTGGCAGCCGCTATGCAGCACCCAACAACAAGCCCTTAACCGGGCATTTGACTGCTTGAAGCAGCTTAATGCTACGAAGGAGGAAGCGGATGCTTAAGCGCTTACTCGACCTGCTACGCTGGTTTGGACCAGGGCCGACCGTGCAGGAATTGGTAACCACCCAGGAGCGCGCTGTTGAAGCGCGCTTTCTGCGGGATAATGCCGAGCTTTACCGCAATGGTGGCTCCCCCTTTGCGCAAATCCGAGAGGGCCTATGAAACCGATCAAGCTATTTGCTGCCGGCAATGACCGCCATGGATTGGTGCAATTCGCACTGACCAAATCCGCTGCGGCCAGCTTTGCTGCGCAGTTTAACGACAATGCGGCCATGTTCGGGCGCAACGCCCACCCGCTGGGGGTTAAGGAGCTTGAGTTCCGGCCCGAGCAAATAGTCGAAATGCTCAATGCCATGCTTATCCTACAAATGAAAGAACGCGCTGCACAGGAAGCCGCTGGAGGACCATCCATTGTTCCTAGCTGATCTTCTTCTTTATGGCATCTTGCGCTGCATGCCCAGGGCGCGCCGGCGCCAAGGCCCGGTCGCGTATAGCCTAGGTTTATGCTTTGTCCGGTTCCTGGCCATTATCGGTCTGGTGCTGGTCGGACTATTTATCTATTTTAATCATAGCTAGGAGAAGCTTCATGTCTGATAGGCCGAACGGGCTGCCGCTGGAGCATGCAGTCCAGCAAATCCCCGAGGGGACCAAGGGTCGGCCCAGGAAGGTTAAAAAGCATTCCATGCCGCGCAAGCCCTACGCAGCTTTCCAAGCACTTTGCCGGAGCTTAAATATCAGCCCAAAAAAGGCTTGCGAAATGCTCGGTTATGCGTCGACGACCTGGCAGGGTTGGCAGGCAGATGGGGTGCCTTTTGTCGTTCAGCAGGCGCTGCATAACGAGGCCAAATATCAGCAAGCGCTGAAACCCCCAGCCCCAATTGAGCCCCCGCCTGCGCCGCTGGTAGCGGTCTATTGCGTACGCCCCTCGACCAAGCAGGAGCTTGATGCCTTGGTCGGATTTCTTGACCTGGCGAAATTGCCTTATGTGGTTGCATAATGGGCGGGGTTCTCTATCACTATTCGGTCGAGGTAATGGGTAAGCCAGAGACCAAAAAGACGTCGCAATCCCTGCAAGCTTTACTGCCTGATATCAAGGATATGCTTGCGCAAGGCCCCCTAATAAGCATAACCAAACAGGAGATTATTCAAATGACTGAAGCCGCCCTAATTTGCGCCGGCCGCAAAATTGAACTTAGCCCCAAAGTGCTCGCCCGCATGGCAAAAGCAGCCATTCTTTACTATGATGGGCTGGATACCAGCAAGCCTGAATTGCGTCTCATCGATGATGATGATTTGAGGGCCATTGAGTTGGCGTCGCTCCTAAAAAACTTGTAGATTTTTATATTTTGGGCGCGCGAAGCTTCAACGCGTCATATGCATCTGATAATGTTTTTCTGAAAGACCATACCATTGGCCGCTCCATCATATTACTAAGATGGCCGAGCAACCGCAGCTCCATTTTGGGAAGCGCTTGCTCTTCCCTGAAGATGAGCTCTCCATCCCGAATGCAATCAATAGCCATGCGCAATACAGTGATGTCAAAGCCGCTTAAAGCAGCACGCGCTTGATCATTCTTCAAAATATTTTCCAGGCGCTCCAACAGCGGCAAGTCTTGGGAAATAATGCTCCCGGTACCGGGGATTGAAGCATTCATATGAGCTTTTCCTTAATATAAAACGTTTGTAAGGGGGCAATGGAATCTTGGGGCTTATGGGGAGCGGGAAGCTGCTCGACCCTGCCCAGGGCGCTTGTAATGCGGTTTATGCAGCGTCATTCAGCCTTGCCGCCGGCCATGTGGAAAAGTTCAACCCGGGTGGGGGCCTCTTGCGGAAGCTTGCCGCTGCCATCGCAGGTATCGCAAATCACATAAGTATTTAGGGAATGTCCGAGCGGTAGCTTGATACTTTTGACCAGCAAAACCCCGCACATTAAGCTTTCCCTGCAGACCGGACAATCAGCCATTTAGTCTCTCCATTTTGGGTTATGCCCCCGACCCCAACGCGGGCATACTCGGGGGCCACGTCTGCGCACGAGGTAAGCCACCACCTCCCCGCGCTAGGGTCCTTAAACAGGTTTTACTTGATTCTTTTTATAGGAAAGAACCCGTGAGTTAATTCTGACCAGAATATAATCTGATCCGACTTCAGTGATGTTGCCCATGCGGCCATTCTGGGACCCCAGCGTTATTTCAACAAGCTGCCCAACATAAAAAGCAGGGCCGTCCTGAAACTGCGCATCGGTCGCGCGCCGGCCTTTGCGGTCATAGGTATTGAAAGCTTTATTCTTTGCATTGATCTCAGCCAGCGATACAGGCATGGGGTGCTCCAGGGAATAAAGGGGTGGGACCGAAGCAGGTCACCTGCCCACCCTTCAGGTGCTCAACCGCTGGCCAAGGGATAGCCGCGTCCTGCATCGATTGCTTAGATCTCGTGCGGTGCTGCTAGGTAAGCATTGCGATCCGCAAAAGCGCTTACCATACCCGGTGCGATCTTTATCCCGACAAAAGAAGCAAGCGCTGCTTTGAAAGCCTCCGGGGAATCCATGGCTTTCTCGTATGAGGCCAACAAAACCGGAAAGGTCACCGCTTGCGCAAAGGCCATCATGGCCGCTTGCTCAATGAGTATTTTGCTGGGGTCAACCCCCGCGCGATTGGAAACCGCTACCGCATCCCTGCACATGACTATCAATCGCGGTGCCCGAAATTGGCCAAGCTCTGGTGGATGCATATGCCGGTGCAGGGATGGGAATTTGAAGCCCCACTTGGGGTTAAGCGCATTGTAGCGCGCTATGCAGCCGGCCCGCTCATCGTGGAAAAAGTGGTATAGCGCGCGCCGCATAGGTTGGTCCTCATAAAGCCCTGGCAGCCAGTCCGACCCGATGTAGAGGCCAAGGTCATGCAACGCGCTTGCTGCCATGCTGGTGCCACTGCGACCAACGCCGGACACGATAATGGTCGCAATGGTCTGTGCCGGCGCAGGATTAAGGCAAATGATCCCGCTGCTCATTCGCGCCAGATTTCCCGTGCGGCCATCAACAGCGCAAAGACTGCTTCGCTGCCCGCGGTCGCAATGTTTTTGATATGCACTGGGGATGGATTTTCGCCGGCTGCAATGATCTGATCGACCACGTTATTGACCGCATTCACCAAAGAATTTTCTGCTTGCTGCAGCTTGACCGGATCGCTCATCAGAAATGACTCCTCATCTCATCCCAGTAGGCTTGCGGATTGCCAGGTCCATTGTAGAAGGTCGCATAGGTCAGCCCCCGCGCATCATCCCAGGTCTCAGGGGTCTCATCCGCGTTAAAGCCCTTTTGAGCAATAAAGCGGTCGAATGCGGCAAGTTGCCCATCATCATCAAACGCAAAATGGAAAATGGTCTTTGCGTAAGGGCTTGGCGCTGCGTAGATATTGGCCCCAAGAATTTGGTAGCGGCCATAGCTGGTGCAGGCAATCGCAAGGGCTGTCTGGAAGCTGCAGAACGGACCATGCACCTTCTGGATGGTAGGGACCTCATTCGCAATCCAATGCGGGTCCGCTGCGTCAGTTGTATTCTCAAAGCGCAGCTCGAAAGGATTGTCGCCCGTTTCAGTCAGCGCTGCGACCTCTGCAAGTGTTTTCATGCTATCTCCTGGATACAAGTCCGCGCCCAAGCTTTGCCCAGGTCCCCATGGAACCCCTATGCTGGATTACGCCGTCCAAGCTGTACCGCGCTGCGTCCCAGCCATGATTGTGCTTATCGACAATGACCGGTAAAACCTCGTTGGTCAGTTTATCCACCTTGTATTTGTAGAGCCTGGCCTCCTGCGCCATTCGCGGGCAGCGCTCGTGGATATAGATCATGGTAAAGCCCTTGAGGTGGGCGATCCCGTCTTCCACACTGCCGGGCCATTTCTCAGCAGCAGTCATGTGGTAGCCGAATTGGCGCATGTAGCTGATGGTCTCCGGCCGGGCGCCATCGGCCTTGACCGGCCAGCTTTTGATGCCTGGGATGCCTGGGTATTCCACCCCATTCTTCTTTGCTAGTCCGCCGCCTAGCAGCGCATCCAGGTCATCCAGCTCGACCCCTACCCCATAAGCCTCATAATCGATGTAAAGGCTATTATCCCTTGTCCAGGTGCGGAGCGCAAAAGTAGGGTCATTCGCAAAACCCCAGTCTACTCCGTAATAGAACCGATCTATGTCAAGCGGGGTATCGAATGTGCAAACCTTGTAGCGATTGCGAAAGATGGTCGCTTCCGAAGTCTGCAGGAATGCGCCGTTGTAGACATGTTCATAAGCGTCAGGGTCCTGCGCCAGCAAGATGCGCCGGTCTTCCTCCATATCAGGAGGAAAGTCAGGATTCTGGTCCCAGTTGACTTCTACCACAATGGCGCGGGGATCGACCGGCCGCTTGGGGTCGGTGCCCTGGAATAAGATGCTGGTGGGATCAGTCGCGAGGTAGGGGTTGTAGCTTACCCATATCTCAGCCCCATCCATACCGCGGATTGTCGGGATGAGGATTTGCCAGCTATCCTCCGAGGTGCTTTGCGCTTCCTCGACCCAGCATATGGTAATGCCTTCGGTTGATTTGATCTCCTGGATGGAGTGATGCAACCCTTTGAATATGAACTCAGCACCGGTGACCTTGCTGCGGATAACGTTCTTTTGGATGTCGAACCAAGGGCCAAGCCCCATCGCATAAATCTGGTTCTTGATCAGCCGATGTACCGAATCGGCTATGCTGTTCTGGTATTCGCGTGCGCATAGGATGAGATGGGGAATGTCCTTCCCATCCTTATCCTTGGCCATCTGCGTATGCGCAATGACAATGAGCGCTCTTGCAAAGCTCCAGGACTTGGCTGATCCGCGACCACCATGCGCTACCTTGAAGCGTGCTTTCTCGGTCAGTAGAAAGGCGAAAGGCTCTGGTGCAAGCGTGATCTGCAGGCCATCGTCAGCATTAGCCACCGAGTAATCTACCCTTCACTTCTTGGAAGGAGTAAACTGAATAATCAACGGCGGAGGCGCTGGGGGAAGATTGTTGCCGTCTGCATCTGCAAGCTTCATGGTTGCTGCATCGCCATACTTCTTGGCTTTGATTTTGCCGACATACCATTTTTTGGTGTCGGCAATTAGCTTGCTACGCATAACGTGATCGCGCTGAAAAACAAGATTTCCTTTCTCGTCCTCATAGAAATCATTACTACCGTCGCGCACCTCATCCATCATCCCCTCGACCCATACTTCAGCGCGGACTTCCATTGCTTCAAGAAAAAGCTTGCCGAAGTCAGGGAGCGCCGTCGTCCATGCCAGGATGGAGGCCATTGTGGGCATCAAAGGCTCTTGACAAATCTTGTTTAAACTGCGTCCCTCTTTCATCTGCTCCAGGATATATTCCGCTAAGTCGGGATCATATGGGATTTTGGGAGCGCGAGGACGCGCGAACCGATTTGGGTCACCGAGCTTGGTCACGGTCGGGATATGGGGACGCTGGAAGTCCTTGGGTAGCGTGCGTCGTTTGATGGTCATACTGGCCTCAAATGCTTTATGTCGATTTCCACCTCGCTATTACGTCCAAAAATGCTCATTAGCACCTTTGCCCGATTTGCATGAGATTGTAGAAAAATTCCGTGGAAGCTCTCGAAAGCTCCCTGGGTCGGAATGACCTCTTGCCCTGGCTGGAATAGCGGTTTGGGCTGATGATAAATTTCTTTATTGGGGTGTTCTGCAAGTTCCAGGATAACCCGCATGGCCTCTGGTCGGATACGCGTTGGGGTTTGTGGGTCGGAGCTAAAAAGCTTTTTAACCCCGGGTGCCGACCAGATGTAGCGCCAAGGGTCATGCCTAGCGCTGAAGCGAGTGAAAACATAGCCGGGGAAAATTGGTAATCGTTTGTTGGCAGCTGATGCAAGCGGGATTTGTGGATATATGTTTTCGCAGGTGCGGGATTTACGAGCGGTGATCTTGGTTTCTGTCGGGATGCAAGTGTCGAACTGATGAGCAAGCAACCAAGTCTCTACCTCGAATTCCATTCTTGGGTACGAGAGGATGCAATACCAGGCTTTGACTATCCGGCGACGCAATGGAAATTTACTAGCTCCCTTGTGGTTGGTTTTGGGCGAAGCTCCGCACTCCAAGCAGTTGAGCTGCCTTGAAGCTTGGTGGTATTTGTGGGGCAAAGGTAGCCCTTGGATGGCATATACGGGATTTAATTTTTGAGCGCAAGGGGATATTTCGCGCTAGCTGACCCTGGGCTTGGGACCGAGCCGGCCTAGCTGCGTAGTTGCGAGCGAAGCGAAGCTACTGCAGCTAGATCCGGTGTTAGGTCACAAGCGTGCCGCTAGGCACTTGGGGGCTTCTCTCGCGCGCGCTTGCGCGGATAATATAATATTTAATAACCTTTAACGCTCGCTTCGCTCGCATTAAAGTAATGGGGATATATACTTCGTTCCTCGTACATATATCCCCATTATTATAATCTTAAGGTCTTTGATAGCTATATTCGCGCGCGGGCGCATGCGCGGGGGCGGGCGCGCGCGAGGCTCTAGTCGGCGGCCTTGCAAACCGGCCTGGGTATATGCTGGACTATGGAGATTGCCACATCGAAGTTACCTGGGGTTGCGATTCTTCGCGTGGTCAAGCATCCGCCGATCAACGGCCGACAAAAAATTGCCCAGCACGCAAAGCCGTCATTGCATCGGGCAGCAACGTATGGAAGAAGACTAGTACTAACCCGACGCGAAAATCCCACTCACCATATCAACCCACCTTGGCAGGACGTATTACCCATGACCGACACACCCACCCCGACCGTTAAAATTGTTTCCCGCTGGGACGCGAGCAGCGTTCTGTACGAAGCCACGCCGCCCGCCGATTTGGCCGGCGCAAACCAAGGCGTGTTGTTTGACTGGGCGGTGAAAAAGGCTTTGAAGTCCGCTATTAACCTGAGCGGCGCGAACCTGAGCGGCGCGTACCTGAGCGACGCGGACCTGAGCGGCGCGAACCTGAGCGACGCGGGAATTCCCTTGCTGCCAAACATTGATGCGGCAATTCTCGAAGCCGTCGAGA